ACTTCGGTGACAAGACGATGCGAATCAAGAAGTCCAATCCCGCTCGCCGTAAGTCATTTAGAGCAAGACACAATTGCGATACCCCAGGCCCACGGACAAAGGCTCGTTATTGGTCGTGTCGGAAGTGGTAATATGAAAGTCTCCAGAAAGATATCTGACGCTATATTAAAGAAAATGAAGTATACATTCAATCCAGAAGAATTTCATATGGGAATGAATGTAGAGATGGAACATCAAGATGTGACTAATGGAAATGTGGTCAAAACAGCAAAAATAGCTGCCGCCCACTTGACAGAGAACCCCAAATATTATACATTACTTAAGAAGTATGTGGAGAAATAAAATGGCATTATTAAAAGATTTACTCAGTGAAGTTACCAGTCAAGTTCCACGTAGAGTCCAATTAATGCGTGTGGAAGCTGTATTAGAAAACCTCGCACCACAACTTAAGGAAGCTGACCAAAAGAAACTTGCAGAAATTTATGTTGAATTAAAACAATTAGCAGAAGTGCTAAACGAAACACCATATACTATTTTTAATGCACAGCAATGGGGTTTACTGGAAATGGTATTGAAGGGTAAAGTAGCAGAATTCAAGTTACTCGCAGAAGATATCGCAGAAGATAATAAAGATGTCGATTGCTGGCCACTAGCAACAGCACTCGACACCATTCTCATTTAAGTGAGGGGTTATGGCAGATACTAGTATATACGGTCGCCTACGGAAACTATTCTCAACGAATACAGTTGTCCGAAATGTAGGTGGAAAGAAGTTAAAAGTCGCTGATACCGACAATATCCAGTCGTTTATTAATAGACGGGGTATTGACCGATATCATCGAGTTTATTCTTCTATGACAGGTGGATATGGTGCAGCGGGTGGTCGTTATGAATCCGCAGCAGCATTCCAAGGGTCACGTTTACAATTGTTCCGTGATTATGATATGATGGATAATGACCCAATCATTTCATCAGTAATGGACATCTACGCTGACGAATCAACCGTAAAGGACGAATTCGGTCAAGTACTTAGTATCCGCTCAAAGAATCAACAAATCCAAGACATTCTCCATAACTTATTCTATGATGTATTGAACGTTGAGTTCAATCTCTGGCCTTGGGTCAGAAATATGGCTAAGTATGGGGATTTCTTTTTATTCCTTGATATTGATGAAAAGTACGGGGTTGTAAACGTCATTCCTCTTTCTGTGTACGAAACCATCCGCGTCGAAGGACAAGACCCAGGCAATCCATTCTCCGTTAAGTTCAAAGTAGAAAATGATTTCTTAGCATTGGGTAAGAAAGAATTAGATAATTACGAAGTCGCTCACTTTCGCCTCCTCTCAGACACCAACTTCCTACCATATGGTAAGAGTATGGTCGAGGGCGGTCGTCGTGTTTGGAAGCAATTACAACTGATGGAAGATGCAATGTTAATTCATCGTATTATGCGAGCACCAGACAAGCGTAAGGTATTGGTCGATATCGGTAATATCCCAGCGAATGAAATCGATACACATATGCAACGTATCATCGACCGTATGAAGAAAACACCACTTGTTGACCCAAAGACTGGTGATTACAATCTTCGTTACAATATGATGAACATCACGGAAGATTTCTATCTTCCTGTTCGTGGAAAGGACTCTGGTACTGACATTCAAAATCTTCCAGGCCTTCAATTCAATGCTATCGAAGACATTGAATATCTTCGTAACAAGCTAATGGCAGCATTCAAGGTACCTAAATCATTCCTTGGATATGAAGAAGATAATAGTGGTAAAGCATCGTTGGCAGCACAAGACGTTCGTTTCGCACGAACCATCGAACGTATTCAACGCATTATGGTGTCAGAACTTACCAAGATTGCAATCATTCACTTATACGTTCAAGGATTCACCGACGAAGACTTAATTGACTTCGAACTTGAAATGACCTCACCATCGGTCATCTATGAACAAGAAAAGTTGAACTTGTGGAAGGAAAAGGTTGGATTAGCTAAAGATATTGCAGATAGTAAGTTCTTGTCACGTGACTGGATTTACCACAATATTCTCCAAATTGCAGAAGATGATGCACGCGCGGAACAAGAAAAAATAGTCAAGGACGTTGAATGGGTTGGTAAAGCAGACGCAGCACAACAACAAGCATCGCAACCACAACAACCAGCAGCTGGAGTACCAGAGTCACCATCACAAGGTGAAACACCCGCAGAACCAGAGGCTGAGGCTGAAGGTGAGCAACAATTAGATACCGTAGATGCGGTATTAGCATCTCTTGAAGATGTTCCAACTGAAGAAGAGGGTGGAGATGAAGCTGAATTAGAAGAAGCAAAGATGGGCCGCCCGAAGGTTGGTCAAAAGTACGGTCAAGATAGCCACCCACGTGGCCGTGATCCACTCGGACATAAAGAAAATCTTGGAGCTTTACGGGTAGGACAACAACGTAAACCATCCAAAAAGTCACCATTATCTCTTGAAAATCACGAAGTTTCTAATCTTATTAAACAATTAAACGCCCATAAAGTTGCACCAGAAACCTCTAGTATCTTGAACGAAGAAAACATTTTAGACATAGAAAACTAACGAACTAGTAATTATCATACTATTTAATATATGATAAGGTATTTATTCACTTATGGCGGATTCTTTTATGAAATCTAGTATTAAGCATAATAAGTTAAGAAACACGGGTATCCTTTTTGAATTATTAGCTCGTCAAATCACATCAGATGTGATGGAAAATAAAAAGGATGGTGTTGCTGTTAAGTTAATGCGTGAATTTTTCAATTCTAAAAAGGAATTGGGAAAGGAATTGATGTTATATCGCGCATTTTTTAACGTTCAAAATGTATCTGAACAAAAGGCATTCCAATTGCTAAAGCTAGTTACTGAACAACGTAAGAATCTCGACCAACACGCATTAGACACTCAAAAATACCTTTTAATCAAAGAAATTAAAAAGAACTTTGATTTAAAAGAATTCTTTGCAGCACGTATTCCTTCATACAAGATTTACGCATCTATCTATAAGAACTTTGATGCGGCAACTAATGGAATCAACGACACAACTACAATTGAAGAATTAGCTAACAGTCAATTCACTATTGTAGAACATCTGTCTGGTAAGTCTGTAAACAAAGAAATTAAAGAGCATAATGAACTATCAAATATTATCCGTAGTCAAGATGATGACATTAGATTCCTCGCATATAAGATTTTAATTGAACGTTTTAATGAAAAGTATAAGGGATTGGATGAAGCACAAAAGAAACTTCTCCAAGAATACATCTACAATATTTCAAATACTTCAAAATTAAAGACATATACCCAAGGTGAAAGCCGTAGATTGGCGAAAGAAATTACACAGTCATCTATTAAAGTAAAAGATAAGGTTACTCGTATTAAGCTAAGTGAAGTTGTCTCACAACTTCAAAAGGTACAAACCGCTACCGTTATCAAAGAAAATCATATGACAGCAATGTTAATTGCATATGAAATTCTTAAGGAGCTTAAGGCATTATGAGTAACGAAGAAAAGCTTAGAGCATTTATCCGTAAAGTTCTAGAACAAGAACTACAAGAAATCAGTACATCAGCTGGCGCTGGTGCCTATCTTACTCCGATGGCATTTCGTGGTAATGTTCAAAAGAATATTGCTAAGATGAAAAATGTAGCCACTCAATTAGGATATAAGTTGTCACATCGTGGTGAAGAAGAAATGAAACGTCGCGCCGATACGATGGAACAATTACAAAAAGAAAATCTAGTTGAAGCTAAAATGAGATATCACGAATATAAAAAGGATGAAAGTGCAACATCTACTCAAAAAATTGCAAAGACCATTTCTGAAATCAATAAAAACTTAATGGAAATGGAACGTATGTTAAAGATGAACACTCGTTTACAAAAAGAAAGTGGTATTGCAAGTGAAGCACTATATCGTCGTACCCAACAAGGACTTTTAAAACTCGAAGCACGGTTACTTCACCTCGCCGGTAAAGTACGGGACATCAGAGGAAAGTAATATGAAGAACTTATTAGTTGAATATAATGTAATTGAATATGGTAGAGAACTTCTTGCTGAAGCAGCGGATGTTACCAAGCCATTAATGTTAAAGAATGTTCTTCTTCAACGGGCTGAAGCAAAGAATCAAAATGGGCGTATTTATCCTCGGGAAATTCTTTCGAGAGAAGCAGGACTATACAAAGAAAATTTTGTTGTACAACGACGGGCACTTGGGGAACTCGACCATCCAGAAAGTCCAGTTGTTAACTTAAAGAATGTATGCTGTAACGTCACCGACCTTTGGTTTGAAGGTCAAGACGTTCGTGGTAATATTGAAATCCTTTCGACCCCATCTGGTAATATCGTTCGTGAACTCATCAAGAACAATATCCGCCTCGGTGTTTCATCCCGTGGCATGGGGTCAGTTCGTCAAATGGGCGAAAGTACCGTAGAAGTCCAAGACGATTTCAGTCTCATCTGCTTCGATATCGTCAGTAACCCAAGTACTCACGGTGCATTCATCAATGAAAATACGAAGAGTACTATCGTCACGCCGTATTCACGTATTGATTCACTCGTATATGATTTCCTCAGTGAAGTAAAATGAAACTAGCGAAGGAATTTGTTAAATTTACTGTAAAAGAATTAGAATTAAAGTCATTACCTAAGAGCATTAAGTTCGAAGGTGATGATTATTCTGCGCAACATTTAACATTTGGAACGTACAATCCTTCTACGGATGAAGTCGTAGTGGTCAAGGGCGAACGACATCCAATTGACGTTCTTCGCACATTAGCCCACGAATTAGTTCACCATAAGCAACGTGAAGATGGGAAAGAATTGAATGGCGAAGATGGGTCTGATATTGAAAATGAAGCAAATGCAAAAGCTGGCGAATTGATGAGAAAGTTCAGAACCGTTCGTCCAGAAATATTTAATGTTGGTCCTTGGGGATTCCATACCAATATGGAAAATAAAGTTCAATCTATTTTAAGTGTAGCAAAAACTGGTAAACCAGTAAAGATTGATGAAACTTACGTAGACCAATACACTGCCAAATTATTAATTACAGTAGCACACAATTTATCCCCAGATAATAGAAAGAAGTTTTATAACGAATCTATAGGTGATATGGTCACCCTAGCATATAAATTAGTTACTCGGTAAAACGGAGGTAGTATGTACGTTGAAGTTAAAGGTGATAAACAATCAGATTTAGAACGCGCACTCCAACAATTCGTCAAACAAGTGAAGCGCGCTGAATTAATGGAAGATTTAAAGAAGAAGGAATTCTATCTTAAGAAATCCAAGAGACTCCAAAAGAAGAGTCAAGACGCTCTTCGTAGAAGAAAGCGTGAAGAAAGTAAGGCGCAAAAGAAAAACAACAATAATACGTTTTAACTAAAAATTGATGTTTTACAAAAAACAACAATATATATTTAATAGTACACCTCATTTGGGGTGTGATTTTGTTGTATTTATACGTCATAATGGCTCATAATAGTCATTTTAATTCTCATAGGAGAGAAAATTTATGGCAGAGTTCGAATTTACGAACAAGCTTTTAAAGGAAGCAATTGCAGATGCAGAAGCAGTTCGTCAAACTGCTATTGAAAACGCAAAGCTTTCATTAGAAGAAACGTTCACACCCCAAATCAAGTCAATGTTATCCCGCCGTCTTCGTGCAGAAGCAGAAGGTATGGAACATGACGAAGAAGAAAAGGAAATGGAAAAGAAGGAAGCTCCAGAAGCAGAAAAGGCTCCAGAAATGGAAAAGAAGCATATGGAAACTGAACCTGTTAAGGAAATGGATGCACACGCAGCAGAACCAACTGGTAAGTCAGATATGCACCTCGCTTCATCAGAAATTGGTGCTTCAGATAATAAGGAACCATCAGCAGCAGCATTTGATTCAGCAGAAGATGATATGAGTGGTGAAGATGCTGGTGAAGGTGAAACCGATTGGTACGAAGATTGGTCAGACGCTGACTTCGACCTTGACGAAGTAATCAAGGAATTAGAAGAAGACATGAAGAAGATGTCAGATGAAGAAGAGGAAGAAGAACTCGACGAAGTTATGCATGACGAAGAAGAAAAAGAAGAAATGCATGGTGACGAAGAAAAGGAAGAAGAAATGGCAGATGAAGCATATCCAGCAGAAGAACCAGAAGCTGGTGTTGAAAAGCCAGAAATTCCAGCTAAGACATCACATATTGGAACAGAAGCTGCAGAAAAAGCAGCAGATGTAAATACTTTCGTAACCGAACCATCAGATGTAAATAAGATGGAAGGTGAAGAAATGGAAAAGGGTCACGAAGAAGAAGGCGAAGAAGAATTGGATTTAGAAGCAATTCTCAAGGAACTCGAAGCCGAAGATGAAATGGAAAAGAAATCATCTGAAAAAATGGCTTCCCTTGAAAAAGAACTTGCAGAATATCGTCAGGCTGTAAAGCTCCTACGAGGCAAGCTACACGAAGTCAATCTTCTAAACGCAAAACTTCTCTATACCAACAAGCTCTTCCGTAAGGAAGGTTTGACCACCGAACAAAAGGTGTCAGTCGTAGAAAACTTCGACCGTGCATCAACCGTTCGTGAAGTCAAGATGGTATACGCAGTTTTGGTGGAAACATTAACTTCCGCAGCAAAAGCAGTAAAGGCACCAAAAGCACCAAGTAAGGTGGTCACCGAAGGGTTTGCAAGTAAGGCAACCCCAAGTACCGCTCCAAAGACTGACGCACCAGAAGTTATCGCAGAAAACTCTGTTGCTAAGCGTCTACAACAACTCGCAGGAATCATTTCATAACTCACTAGGAGATAAGCATGTCAGACGTAAATTCACTTATCAACGAAGCCGGATCAGCACACAAGGTAATCGTTGAACAATCCCGCCAATTAGCAGGTAAGTGGGAAAAATCAGGTCTTCTTGAAGGCTTGAAGGGAACAGAAAAGCAAGGTATGGCAGTAATGCTTGAAAACCAAGCTTCACAACTTCTCTCAGAAAACTCATTCACCAACCAAGCAGGCACCGCAGGTGAACAATGGTCAGGTGTAGCACTTCCATTAGTCCGTAAGGTCTTCGGAAGTATCGCAAGTAAGAACTTCGTATCAGTCCAACCAATGAACCTTCCTTCAGGACTTGTGTTCTTCATGGACTTCAAGTACGGCAACACTGTAAACGGAAAGACCGCTGGTCAATCACTCTACGGTACCGCACTTTCAAACAACTACAGTTCATTCGGTAACCAAGACGTAGGCGGCTTATACGGCGCAGGCGCATTCGGCTACTCAATCAACGATGCATCAGTAAACATCGTTCCAGTAGTTTCACAATCAGTAAGTTGGTCAGATGTCAACTTCAACACTCTTTACAACACCTCAAGTCTCAGTAAGTACGTAGTACCAGCAGCAAGTGCTTCAGCTGCAGACTTCCTAGCAGTACGTACCTTCGTACCAAGTGGTTCAGGCGCAGACATGGCAGCACTCGTTCTCCCAGAATTCACCAAGTACGATGGCACCAACATCACCTTCATCATCAACACCACAGCAACCGGCACCAAGACTGTTGATAAGGTAACCTATGTCAAGCAACCAACCGACACCACCCGTGGTGACTTTGAAGATCGTGATGGTTCAACTGACTTAGCAATCCCACAAATCGACTTAGAACTTAAGTCAGAAACAATCGTTGCTAAGACACGTAAGTTAAAGGCAGTCTGGTCACCAGAACTTGCACAAGACTTGAACGCTTACCACAGTGTTGATGCAGAAGCTGAATTAACAGCAATGTTAAGTGATTACATCTCAACCGAAATCGACCTCGAAATCCTTGATATGTTAATCGCAGCAGTACCAAGTCTTACCACCGAATACTGGTCAACCCAAATCGGTACTGTATACAACTCAGTAACCGGCGCATTCGCAGCATCATCATACACTGGTACAGCATGGACCAACATGACCTGGTTCCAAACACTTGGTCAAAAGATGCAAAAGGTAAGTAACAAGATTCATCAACTCACCATGCGTGGTGGTGCAAACTTCGCAGTATGTTCACCAACCGTCGCAACAATCCTTGAAACCATCCCAGGCTTCATGGCAAACACCGATGGTGACAAGATGGAATTTGCAGGTGGCGTAACCAAGGTTGGTTCATTCCAAAACCGTTACACTATCTACAAGAACCCATACATGAAGGAAAACGTGTTGTTAATGGGCTTCCGTGGAAGTAATTTCCTCGAAACTGGTGCAGTATACGCACCATACATCCCACTCATCATGACTCCGCTCGTGTATGACCCAAATAACTTCACACCACGCCGTGGCGTGATGACCCGTTACGCTAAGAAGGTAGTACGTCCAGAATTCTTCGGTAAGGTTCTTATCGACGGATTAAACTTACTCTAATCTAGTAAGCTAACGGAGGGAATAAATTGGGTGGCCGAAAGGTCACCCTTTTTATTTGCCTTAAAATAAGAGTTAATGATTTAATAAAACTATTTATTGTAAGTCCCTAATTAGAGATTATTATGGAAACACAAGAACCAATTTTTTACGATGGCAACCCACGAAATCCATTTGGTATGACACCATTTGGGTTTTTCGATAACGATTCTGAATTCGTATCAGATGCTCCACGGGCAGCTGAATTCGTGGCACGTAAGTTGGGGTATCCAGTTGTTGAAGTAGAATTAACTGATAAACAAATTTATGCATGTTTTGAAGAAGCTATTACCACCTACGGTAATCAAGTCAATCAATTTAATGCACGTGAATATATGATGTCGTTACAAGGTGTGAGTACAGCAACATCTGCTACACAACGAAACATCATAGGAACTGCATTACCTCAATTAATTAAACTCGCAAATGATTATGGGGTAGAAGCCCAATCCGGTGGTAACGTGGAAATTAAGCGAGGATATATCTCTGCTTCAATTGGAACACAAAGTTATGATTTGAAGAAGTTGTGGGCAGACCCTTATGAAAGTGGGTCAGCAATTGAAATTCGTCGTATCTACCATTATATGCCACCAGCAGTCGCTCGTTACTATGACCCGTTCGCAACAACTGGTCTTGGGTTGACTAACTTGATGGCAGAATTTGGATTTGATGGATATTCACCACCAGTTACCTTCGTAATGATGCCAGCCTACGAAGATTTACTCCGTATTCAAGCAATTGAAATTAATGATATGATTCGTAAGAGTCAATATGGATTTGAAGTATCAAACAACATTATTAAGTTCTCACCTGTATTCAAGAGAGATTCTGTTATTTATTTTGACTATAATGTGACAAAAGATAAGCAAGCAAATATATTCCAATCTGGGTCAAATGTAGCTAGTGATTTATCTAATGTCCCATATGAACATATCAATTATACAAAGACAAATGATATGTCTCGTACGTGGATATTCCGATATACACTGGCATTGGCAAAAGAACTTCTTGGTATAATTCGTTCCAAGTTTGAAAACATTCCATATCCAGATGGACAAATTCGTTTAGACGGTGAAATTCTTCGTCGTGAAGCTGTTGCGGAAAAAGAAACATTGGTTAAAGAACTTCGAGAAACACTTGAAGAAACTGGTATGCAAGCACAAATGAAAAAGCAAGCAGAAAATGCAAAAATGATGCAAGAAACATTTGCAAAGATACCAACACTTATTTACATAGGTTAATTAATGGCACGCTTTGTTACTCAACGAGATTACGAATTTATACAACACATCACTCGGGAATTGATTGATGAAACAATGGATGTTGCCGTTGTGTTATATAAAATTGTGGTCGAATCTGCAAAGGTTAACATTTATGGAGAAAGTGTAGCAAAACCAAGATACACTCCAGTTAAAGTAAACGCAATTGTCAAATACGATAAAAACACTGCAGTAAGAGAAGAAGGATTCGGGTCAAATCAAGAGCAACAAACTGAATTCAGATTTGCTCGTCGTATGTTACAAGAGGTTAATACCTACCCAGAAATTGGTGATGTTGTTGGATATAATAATCATTTCTATGAAATTCACAATATCACTGAAACACAACTTATCGCAGGTAAGCCAGGGTTTAATACCGCAATCATTTGTATGGCACATTTAACTCGTCGTACAAGTATTGATATTGAAGAGGCACAAGTATGACCTTTGACCCAGAATATAAAGAACCTATAAATGTTGTTCGAGATGTACAACAATCTACAGCGGTAGACAACAGAGCAAACGATACACAATTTGGTTCAAGTAAACCTATTGCTGTAACGTTGTACACAATAGATAATGCAATTCTACAATATATGAATGAGCGTATTAAACCTATTGTCACACAGAACGGTGTAGAGGTAAAGGTGCCTGTTATTTATGGTGATCCTGAACGATGGAAGTCGGCGCAACGAGATGGTGTCATGCGTGATTCAATTGGAAAAATTCAACTTCCAATGATTATGATTCGTCGTTCTGGTATGAAAAAGTCAGGCATCAATTCACCTGTCAACAAATATCTTGAACGGACATTTGAAACGGGATGGAACAGACGAACTCCATATGACCAATTTGCGGTCAAAAACGGTATTACCCCAAGTCGTGAATATTTAGTCACCACGGTACCCGATTATTACGAAATCACATATCGTTGTTTAATTTGGACCGAATATATGGAACAAATGAATGCGGTAGTAGAAAACGTTTCATTCGAAACTGACCAATACTGGGGTGAACAAAATAACTATAAGTTCCGTACGTCGGTAAAATCATTTGAACCGCTTACTGAATTACCAACAACACAAGACAGAATAGTACGTACTCAATTCGATATGACGGTGTATGCATACCTCTTACCACAAGATGCACTGGACCGACACAATAACAGAGGAACTACCACTAAGGTACGATATTCTACTAAAAAAATGGTCACTTTTACTGAAATAGAAAGTGAATAATTGATGTTTAGGTAAAAAAACAGATATTTATAATACGAGTTATATTGTATCAACGAGGTTATCATGTCGTCTATTGGAACTGAAGATTTTAAAGAAATTACAGATTTACGAAATAAGTTGTCTACAATTGTTAATGAAGTCGGTCAATTTAGCTTACAAATTGAATTATTACAGGCTGATATTGATGAATTAAAAAAGAAGGTTAGTGGTCACTCGTTGACTTTTAAAAAGTTGTTAGATGATGAACAATCGCTAGTCAATCGGTTATCTGAAAAGTATGGCGCTGGTCAAATCAACTTTGAAACTGGCGAATTCACACCAGAGAAATAACAAATTTAGTTTGGAGAATACCGTATGGCAGAACGTATCGTGTCACCAGGCGTATTTACGCAAGAACGTGACCTCTCATTCCTCCCAGAAGGAATAGCTCAAATTGGAGCAGCTTTCGTGGGTCCAACAGCAAAGGGGCCAGCATTTATTCCTACTACAGTACAAGGTATTGATGGGTTCGTAACAACGTTCGGTGAACCTACCGATACTTCATATGTTGGATTTGCGGCTAAGAATTATTTACAAGAAGCTGGCAGTTCAACTGTCGTTCGTGTGTTGGGATTAGGTGGATACAGTACCACCGTCGCAACACTTTACGCTACAGGTTCTGCCGGACGTAAGGTATTCGCAATTCTCCACGCAAATTCTGGAAGTAGTATGACTGGAGCATCAGTCACTACTCCACAAAATACAGCAAGTTTTGGATTAGTACTTAGCAGTTCAGTAAGTGCTGTCGCTGTAACTGGATTAAGTGGATTAGAAAGTTCACCAGCATTTGTCAGTAAGTACTTTGGAACCAACCCAGTAGCAAGTGCAAATTACCCAGCATATGTTTACTCAGTGTTCCCAGATGCATTAACACAAGCTGGTGGTGGTGTTTCAATGTCAATCGAAACATCAAGTTTGAGTCTCCTTACTCAATATGATAATCCAACTACTCCTTGGATTCGTTCACAACCAATCGCAGGAACTAAGTATAATCTCTTCAAGGTTCACAGTTTAAGTGATGGTACTTCAGCAAATACTCAAGTTAAGATTTCAATCACTGGTATCTCACCAAGTACCGACCCAGATAGTGAATATGGTTCATTCTCACTTTTGGTTCGTGACTTCAATGATACCGATACTTCATTAAACGTTCTTGAACAATTCGATAACTTAAATCTTGACCCAAACAGTCCACAATATATTGCAAGAGTTATCGGAAACAGTGCACCAACTTACAACTCAAGTACTGGTGAAAACTACTACGAAGGTGACTATCAAAATCTTTCAAGATACATTCGTATCGAAATGAGTGATGATGTCATTCCAGAAAATGCAGTACCATACGGATTCGCAGCATTGAATTCAGTATTCAGTTCAACTTCTGGTGAAGTAGTTAGTGGTTCATATGTAACCAGTCGTTGGTTAAGTGGCAGTGTAGCTGGTTGGAACGCAAACGCTGTAGATAAGAGATACTTCTATGGTTACAACGTAGAAGATACTACCAGTCTTTCATATCTTGCACCAATCGTTGGAAGTAACGTAGTAGGTACAGAATTCAACATCAGTGGTTCAGTCACCGCTGGTGAAGTAAATGGTACCGATGTCTCACTAACCAATAGAACTCACGCAGCATATCGTAAGTTTACCGTACCAATGCAAGGTGGATTCGATGGATTCAACCCAGCACGTATCGTTCGTATGGGTGCAGGTATCACAGCAACCAACTCACAAGGATTTGACCTTTCAAATGCAACCGCATCTGGTTCAGTTGAATTTAAGAGAGCATTAAACCAACTCAGTAACCCAGATAGAATTGACTTCAACCTCTTAGTAACACCTGGTGTAATCAATTCTCTCCACAGTTACATCGCAACAGAAGCTATCGACCTTTGTGAAACCCGTGGTGATTGTTTCTACATTCTTGACCTTGATACACAAGGCGCAACGATTGATTCAGTAACAGCTCAAGCAGAAGCACTCGATACCAACTATGCAGCTAGTTACTATCCTTGGGTTCGTGTAGTAGATACCACGACTAACAAGTTAATCTGGGCACCACCATCAGTGGTTCTTCCAGAAGTATATCAATATAGTGATAATGTTGGAGCAGAATGGTTCGCACCAGCAGGCTTAAACCGTGGTGGTATTCCAGGCGCAGTCGGTGTTAAGGTCAGATTAACACAAGCACAACGTGATGAATTGTACGAATCAAAGGTCAACCCAATCGCACAATTCCCAGGACAAGGTATCTGTGTTTGGGGACAAAAGACACTCCAACGCCGTTCATCAGCACTTGACCGTGTAAATGTCCGCCGTCTTCTTATCACTGTTAAGAAGTACATCGCAAGTTCAGCACGTTACTTGGTCTTCGAACAAAACACCGAAGCAACTCGTACACGTTTCTTGAACATTGTGAACCCATATCTCGCAGGTATTCAACAACGTTCTGGTTTGACCGCATTCCGTGTGGTTATGGACGAAACCAATAATACACCAGATATTATTGACCGCAACATCTTGGCTGGAGCAATCTATCTCCAACCAACCCGTACCGCAGAATTCATCAAGTTGGATTTCAACATTCTCCCAACTGGTGCAACCTTCGATACCATCTAATCAGTTTTTTCAATAACCACTATTTATTTAAAGTACCAATCTATATCTGGAGAGCCATATGGCAAATTTGGTCAGTGAACAAGAACTATTTTTCACCGCTTTTGAACCAAAGACTCAAAATCGGTATATTATGTCAATCGACGGTATTCCTTCTTATTTAATTAAGAAAACCGATCGTCCAAAGATTACCCAAGAAAAGAAGCGTTTGGACCACATCAATCTCCAACGTTATGTTAAGGGTAAGACTGTATGGGATGAAATGACTGTCGATCTATACGATCCAATCGTTCCATCAGGCGCACAAGCAGTGATGGAATGGGTACGTCTTCACCACGAATCAGTCACAGGTCGTGACGGATACGCAGAATTCTACAAGAAGGACATCATTATTAGTGTTCTTGGTCCAGTAGGCGATAAGGTTGAAGAATGGATTCTTAAGGGCGCACAAATTACCAAAGTTGAATTTGGTGAATTAAGTTGGGAAAAGGATGATCCCGCAGTAATCAGTCTTACAATCCAACCAGATTTCTGCATTCTTAACTACTAAGAATCAACGTATAGTATCAACAAACCCCACTCAAAAAGTGGGGTTTTTTGTTATATACCAATAATTTATGATACTTATAGAAAGGTGTATTTTTTCGAGGAAAACTATGGCAGAAATTACTGAATTTAATATCGGTCAGGGAGAAACTTTCAAAATCGCAGCGACCATAGAAAACGTAGATACTGGTGGATATTTAGATATCACCAATTATAGTTTCGATGGTCAAGTTCGTGAAAATTTTAATACCGATGAAGTAACCGCTACAATGGCCATTACGAAAATTGCTCCATTCGTTTCTGGCACCGTATTTATGGAATTAACTCCATCACAAACATTAGAATTTACACAACGTAAATATGTGTACGATGTGAAGATGACCAGTGGGTCTATCTCTCGTCGTATCTTAGAAGGATATTTCGTAGTTCGTCCCGCTGTAACGAGATAATAGATGAGCGACTTCGATACCGGTATACCAAATATACGGGTTGTAGTTCGGGAACAAGATGATGAAATACTAGCGGTAGACATTCCTAGTATTACTGTTAAAATCCAAGACGGTCCAGACTACAATGTGAATATTTCGCCAAGTACGAGAACAATCATTCGTACGGCGTCATTCTTTAATGTTGCCGATATTGCACTAACAGCAATATCTTCATCATATGCATTAACTGCTTCATACGCAGTAAACGCCGGTAGTGGTGGGTTTCCATTTAGTGGATCTGCGGTTATTACTGGGTCACTCCTCGTATCACAAAGTGGATTAATAGTAACTGGTAGTGTTGGTATAACTGATAACTTAACAGTTGAAGGCACTATTAGTGCAGAGAAGTTATTAGTATCATCATCTATTATATATGAATCTGGGTCTACCAAGTTTGGCGATTCACCGGAAGATACACACGAATTTACAGGATCTGTATTAGTACAAGGTCCAATTAGTGCATCAAGCATTACCGGCTCAATATATTTTGAAACTGTAATGGAAAATCATGCATTCCAAATTCCATTTATCAGTGAATCAAAATTATCAATAGATACTGGACCACATTTAAGATTCAATCCTATTGCACATGATTTAATAATTAGCGGTGGTGTTGATGAATTTGCCGGAGTTGCATTCCTTAGCCCAAGAGGAATTAGTATTACCTCTGGAGCAAATGTTGGGTTTGCTGCGACAAATCACTATGGAGCATATACTCGACACGATGGCAGAGTAATAGGTATTGCGGCAAATGCATCTTCATCAACTCCACGAATAGCAAATACTAATAATCCAGTTATCTTTATCACTAGTGGAAGTACACTTACTAGTGCATATGCACCAATAGAATTTCAAGGGTCTGGAAGTTATACTGATGGTCGAGTAACCATTAACACCCCACTTGTTGCAAAGCAGGGAGTACTGGTTACTGGTTCTGTAATCGCAGCTGAATTTACTGGGTCATTATACGGAACCGCGAGTGTAGCAGATGGTATTGATGTTATCTTTGCTGGTATATATGAAACTGGAAGTGGTGGATTTATTATCCCCACACCATCAGGTGGATTTAGTTTTGTTACCAGTGCAAGTTATGCGTTAACAGCTAGTTATGCACTAAACGCAAGTGGTGGGTCTGGTTCTCAAGGAGCACAAGGTCCAATTGGTCCACAAGGTGTGACTGGAGCAACGGGTACACAAGGTAACCAAGGCCCTGCAGGTAGCACTGGTCCGCAAGGTAATCAAGGACCAGCTGGTAATAACGGAGCTGCTGGTCCGCAGGGCAGCCAAGGACCATCTGGTACCGGTACACAAGGTAATCAAGGCCCACAAGGTAACCAAGGACCATCTGGTTTAGCATCATTACCAACTGGTGTGGTATCAAGTTCAGCTCAAATCGCTGCGTTTGGGTATGCAACAACTGGGTCAAATACATTTATTGGAACAGAAACTATTAGTGGTTCATTACTTACTAATGCTGACACATTAATATTTACTGGTTCTATATTTACATCGGGAAGTATTTCTGTAGTTGGTGGTACTATTACTGGTTCATTATTCGGTACAGCATCAGCCGCAACTAGTGCGTCGTATGCATTAACAGCCTCCTATGTGAGTGGTGCGGCCAGTACATGGGACTCAATATCAAATAAACCGTCTGGTATAGTATCATCATCCACGCAGGTACTAAATTATAATGTATTCGCCACCACAGGGTCAAATGTATTTGTAGGAACTCAGATTATTACTGGCTCTCTTATTCACGGATTAGAGGGGAATATAGCAACCGGAGACAACTCCCATGCTGAAGGAAGTATTACTAAAGCAATAGGAAACTACTCCCACGCCGAAGGAGATAATACCCAAGCAAAAGGAGATTACTCACACGCTGAAGGTCAGGAAACCATAGCATCAGGCTCATATTCACATGCAGAGGGTTATCAAACAATAGCATTGGGTAATCATCAACACGTACAGGGCCAATATAACGCTACATCATCAGTACCTTCCGCTTTTATTGTAGGTAATGGAACTGACGATAATAATAGAAGTAATCTTATATTCGCTGTAGGAAATGAAGTACAGATAACTGGTTCATTAAATGTAACACAAGGAATTACAGGGTCATTATTTGGAACCAGTAGTTGGGCAAATAATGCAATATCTTCTTCATACGCTGTAACCGCAAGTTATATTGATGGGGGATTCTATTAATGCCATTGATATTACAAAATAATGGTGGTCAAGGTGGATTTGAATTAATTAATCAGTCAAATAGTGGTACGTTTGTTTTACAACAACGGGGAGTACCATATCAACAACTTGATATAATTGCAACATATCTTCGCAATTATATGGCAGATTTTAGAAATCCAAGTTTTTATACCTATCGATTAGACGGTAACGGATTTCAAATTCAAGACGGTGGATTTGATATGTACGACAATGGTAATATTACCTCACCGGCAATACGAGCAGGTAATATATATACAAGTTCGGCTGGGTACTCTGCGGCAGTATATCCATCAGCAAGTAATTATACACAAACTTCATCGGCAATTCTTGATGGTAATTTTTATTATACAAGTTTGGGATATGTACAATTTGGTGTTACACAAAGTGCAACATTCCATCCCTTAACTGTAATCGGGTCACGAAGTACTCCAGGTCCAGTTGGTTGGCAAGTTGGTGGAAATTCTGGAGCAGATGGTGGGGGTACACTGGCAGCAGGAACTATTTATAGTGGAAGTGATGTAAGTGGATTCACCGTTCACGCATATTACAGACAAACGTACAATGCCGGTGACCCATCCCACTGTACTGTAATTATGTTATTAGGACATCCAAATTGGAACTCGACATTTGGAACAATTGTTAGTGGGTCAGAACCTGTGACACTTGGAGGATGTGGTGTACGCTTCTTATCAAGTGGGTCAAATACAAATAATATTTTAGCAGTTAATACATTATTAAGTAAAGCAGCTGGAGCACAAGTAACTGCAGCAGAATGTAAGACCGTAGTAGACAATTTTGTTACTCGTATTAGAGAATCAGTCGGATTCTAGTGAGATAGATACATGCCAGATAAAATTTTATTAAAACGTAGTCTGACAACTGGAAGTGTTCCAACTACTTCATCACTTGATGTAGGGGAACTTGCTATCAACGTAGCAGACGGCAGACTATTTTTTAAACAATCGGGTAGTGGTACCGAGGGAATTAAGGAATCACTGATACTTGATACACCAATATCTGGTAACATTTTACTTACTGGAAGTATCTATGGAACAGTAATTGGTAGTAGTAGTTTCGCAACGTCAGCATCATTCGCAACAACAGCAAGTTATGCATTAACCGCAGCATCTGGAGCACAAGGTAGTCAAGGTCCACAAGGCAATCAGGGTCCATCTGGAGTACAAGGTGACCAAGGACCAGCTGGACCGCAAGGTAACCAAGGTGTTACGGGAGCACAAGGTAATCAAGGACCAATCGGACAGCAAGGTAATCAAGGTCCAGTAGGGCCACAAGGTAACCAAGGATTAAGTGGCGCTCAAGGTAACCAGGGGCCACAAGGCAACCAAGGTCCAGTAGGACCGCAAGGTGATACTGGAGCACAAGGCAACCAAGGTCCGACAGGATCTCAAGGTAATCAAGGTCCGGTAGGACCGCAAGGTGACCAAGGTATTGATGGTCCTCAAGGAAATCAAGGGCCAATTGGTCCTCAAGGAGATATTGGACCACAAGGTAATCAAGGTCAGACAGGTGTACAGGGCAATCAAGGGCCAACTGGCGCACAAGGTAATCAGGGCAATCAAGGTCCAATAGGTCCGCAAGGTGATACTGGAGCACAGGGCAATCAAGGGTTTGATGGACCTCAAGGTAACCAAGGACCAACTGGCCCTCAAGGAAATCAAGGGCCAATAGGTGCACAAGGTGACCAAGGAAATCAAGGATTAACAGGTCCACAAGGAAATCAAGGGCCTACAGGCGTACAAGGTGACCAAGGATTGACTGGCGCTCAAGGTAACCAAGGACCGATTGGACCACAAGGTGACCAAGGGCTAATCGGCCCACAAGGTGATATTGGAGCACAGGGCAATCAAGGACCAATCGGACCACAAGGTGACACTGGGGCACAAGGCAATCAGGGACCTACTGGGGCACAAGGTGCTGAAGGTAACCAAGGTCAAACCGGTGCACAAGGTAATCAAGGACCAACTGGCGCACAGGGTAATCAAGGACCAATCGGTGCTTCATTTACAATTGACTCGTATGAATTTATTGGTGATGGTGCAACTACTAATTATGACATCGTAAAAAGTTATATTATCGATTCGTTGTTTGTATCGGTAGATGGATTATCATATAATCCAACTGATGATTATACATTAAGTACTAATATATTGTCATTTGTTAGTGCACCGCCATCGAATTCGTCAATATTAGTTAGAGCATTTTTAGATGCCGTGTCTGGAGTAACTGGATCTGTTACTGGTTCATTTATTGGTAGCGTAGAAGCTAACGCACTTATATTACCAACATCTGCACCAGTTACACCACAAACAGGATCTGTTTATTTCGATGGGTCATTTATTTATGTGTACACTGGAACACAATACAAGAGTGCAAGTTTAGTATAAGCAGTAAAATTTCTACCAGTTTTAATGGAATAAAATCTAAGTACGGGTTATAACTTGATATTTATGTATCGTACAACAAGATAGGATATTAGATGCCAGCAAATCGTTTTATACCTTTATTTAATAGTCAATCTGGTGCAGTACCAACCGCAAGTGCCATGTATGATGGTGAACTTGCGATTAATATTGCCGATGGTAAACTGTATACCCGTTTTGGTAATAATATAGTTGCACTGAACGATACATCAGGATTTGTTTCCAGTAGTGGTCAAGTTGTACAACATATTAGTAGTAGTAATATACAACCAAATTCGGTCCAATCAAATCAATTTTTATTAAATGCAGGTACAGTAACCCTTACTTTTACGGGGTCTATTAATACTGGTATATTCGGGGCAACCGAATATATTCAACCATATATTTCGACCACTCAATACTCAGGTATGACCGTGGAATATCTCGCACAACGGCCAGGAGCATGCCGGATGGGAATTATTATGGCAGCTTGGTTAGATACCGCTAGTATTACTTTTACGGACATTTCAACGACGGATATTGGTGATACTAGTGATATTACATTTAGATTTTTGAGTAGTTCAAATGAATTACGGTTACGTGTCAATAGTAATGGGTCAGGAAGTGGGGCTTGGACTGTACAAAGTTTGTTTAAATTATTCCCAAATCTGTCCTCTTAAAAAACTATTTAATATTTATATACTGATAACCCCGTAGGGAGAACTGTATGGCGAATGAATTTATTGCACGTAAAGGTCTGATAGTCCTTGCGAATGGCGCAAAGGTAACAGGCTCTTTAGGTGTTCAAGGTGATATCGACGCGACTGGCTATAATGTCACCGCATCAAACTTACAATTATCTGGTAATGCGAACATCGATGGTAACGTCACCATCGGTGGTAATATTACCGTTGGTAACGCAGATATCGATGTTGTAAAGTTTCTGGCGGAAGTCAGTTCATCGATTATCCCAGACGTTAATAATGCGTTTGACCTCGGGTCTGGTAGTAAATACTGGAAGGATTTGTATGTAAGTGGTACCGCATATATCGGTAGTGTTGAAGCATCAAATATCAATCTTGATAGTATTACAGTTCTCAATAACTTAACAGTTGATGGTAACACCAAGTTAGGTAACCAATCAACTGACACAGTTTCAATTACGGGTAGTGTAGTATCATCTGGTCCAATCACCGCTCCATCATTCTCCGGTTCATTCTCTGGTAGTGGTGCACAAATCACCAATATTCCAAATAGTGGACTTGACAACAGTTCAGTCACCGTTACCGCAGGCAGTGGGTTATCAGGCGGTGGTGCTGTTGCTCTCGGCAGTTCAGTTACAGTTTCCGTTGACTCTGGATCAATGCTCCCATACTACTCCTCATCCATTTTTGGAGCAGTTAGTGGTGACATATTAATTAATAGTTCAACTGGTGTCGCTACAATTCAACCAGATTCCGTAGCATTAGGAACTGATACAACTGGTGATTATGTAGCAACCATTACCGCTGGAAGTGGTATTAATTCTACTGGTGGAAGTAGTGGAGAAGGTACAACTCACACATTAAGTGTAGACACCTCATCAGCACATTTTACTGGTGGTGTTAAACAAAAGCTTGATGCTGATAGTGTGGTCAGTAGTTCAGCACAAATTGATGTTACACAAACCACCAATTATGCTACCTTAGCAACAACTGGTTCAAATACCTTTACTGGTATTCAAACTATTAGTAATACCACTAACAGTACAACATTTGCAGATGGCGCATTAATTGTACAAGGTGGTGTTGGTATCGCTAAGGACGTAAATATTTCTGGAAGCTTGACTGTTGATGGATTGTTGACAGTAGTGAGTATGTCAACCCAATACGTGACCTCTTCACAATACACTATTGGTGTAAGTCGAGTTATCTTAAATGATGATGACCTAGTACGTTTCGCTGGTATCTCAGTAGTTGATTCTGGTTCTACATATGGCACTGGTTCACTCCTTTGGGATAGTTTCAATAATCGCTGGATAGCTGAATCCGATGATGCAAATTATGAGTCAGCGACACTTATCCTTGGCCCAGCATACACCGGAACACTTGGTGATGAACCATCAATGGTTAATTATCGTGTTCCTGTTGGATTTAGCGACCATCATATTGATAATAGAGTAGAATCAAGTTCTATCCGTGTAGATTTCCCATCACGACTTACCCACATTGAAGCAGGATTGTATGTCACTGGTGCAGTCACTTCATCAGTAGGGTTCTCTGGTGATGGTAGTCAACTTACTGGTATCGTAACTAACCTTAACCTCTCTGGTTCAGAAGGTGGTACTGGTACCATCTCACTTAAGACTCAAGCACTTACCATCAGTGGTTCTAATGGTATAGCAGTCACAGCTAACGGCCAAACCGTTACAATCAGTGGTAGTAACGCAACCACAACCAGTCGTGGTGTCGCATCCTTCAATAGTGGTAATTTCGCAGTTACCAACGGTGAAGTAACTTCAAATCCAATTAACTTCAACGGTGCTAACATTAATCTTGGTGGTACCCACGCATTTGGTCTACAAAACATAACCCCATATGGTGCATCGACAACTGACCAAGTATCACTTCAAGGTGGAGCAATCATCGCAGGTGTACTCTTCACCACCGCAAGTAATCCTGATGTAGACTCTGGAACCGAAGTAGTTGCTTCTGTTTCAACAGGTAGTTACGACAGTGCATTCTTCGATTACGTAGTTAAGAAGTCCACTAACTATCGTGTTGGTACCGTTATGGCAGTGTGGGATAACGCTAACAACGTAGAATACACCGATACATCAACAAACGACTTGGGTGATACTACCGATGTTGTGTTTACCGTTGACGTTCTATCTGGTAACGCACGATTGAAGGCAACAGTCACCACCAACGATTGGGTAATTAAGACGGCTGTTCGAGCATTGTAATACAGTAATAAAAGGTTATAATACAATTTGATACTACTCACCTTTGGATATGTGAAGAAGGGGAATTATGGCACATGAATTTATAGCCAGAAAGGGCCTGATTGTCCCTTCTGGTAGCTTATTAGTTAATACTGGATCAATAAATGTAGGTGGGGCGGTCACTGCATCTTTCTTCAAAGGTGATGGTAGTAATCTAACAAACTTACCGTCAACTAACATAGCTTCGGCTATCGTTATTACAAATACATTTACTGGTGATGGTACTACCAATACATTTAATTTAGGTAGTCAGTATATTGCCAATTCCCTTATGGTCAGTGTTGACGGTTTGTTCTATACTCCGTCCGCTGACTTCACGGTGTCTAATAGTGATATCGTCTTTACATCCGCACCACCATCTGCTTCGGACATCACGGTTCGAGCAATGGTCAACATCGTTAGTGGTGGTGTTGGGACATATAGTGGGTCATTCATTGGTACTGCATCTTTTGCAACCACAGCGCTCACCGCAAGTTATGTATCGGGAGCAGCAAGTGACTGGAATACATTAGCTAATAAGCCAGCAGGTATCGTATCCAGTTCGACCCAAGTTGATTATCTCCAAATACAAAATGTTTCATCTGGTATCGTATCCAGTAGTACGCAAGTTATTGCGCTACTTCCAACGGGTACGGTATCTAGTTCTGCGCAAATCAATACAGGATCGTTTAATGGTTCATTTACTGGAAGCGTTTTAGGAACTAGTAGTTGGTCAGAAAATGCTGTTACCGCATCTTATGTAGAATATACAAATATTGGTAATAAACCAACACTAGTCTCAGCATCATCTCAAATTGATGTTACCCAAACTACCAACTATAGTACTTTAGCAACTACTGGGTCTAACACCTTTACTGGTGTACAAACCATATCAAACACTACTGATAGTACTAACTATCTAGATGGTGCGTTGGTTGTTGCTGGTGGTGTAGGAATCACCAAGAATGTAAATATCTCCGGCAGTCTAACAGTTACGGGATTGTTAACTGCGGTTTCAATGTCCACCCAATATGTGACTTCTTCACAATATGTGGTAGGAACAAGTCGAGTTATCTTAAATGATGATGATTTGGTACGTTTTGCTGGATTATCCATCGTTGATTCTGGTTCATCCTCACCGACTACCGCATCAATATTGTGGGACAGTTTACAACACAGATTTATTTATGAAAACTTAAGTGGGTCTGGTTATAACAGTGCTATTATTATTGCTGGTCCAAAGAATACGGGGTCACTTGGAAATGAACAAGAATTAACCATCGGTCGTATTCCATACGCTACCGGCGGTGACCATATTGATAATTCTCCAGCAAGAGTAGAAGGAACCACAGTTCATTTCGATGCTAACGTATATGCAACTGGTTCAGTTGCTGCCGCAGCATTTACTGGGTCATTGTTTGGAACCAGTAGTTGGTCAAATAATGCAACTACCGCATCATATGCAGCAAACGCAAAGTTACTAGACGGTAAAGATGTTGGTACATTTGCCACCACTGGGTCTAATAATTTTGTTGGTACACAAACACTTAGTGGAAGTATCAATTTCCAAAGTGGTAGTAGTATTAGTCCAAACTTACATGATTTAGAAATCAAACCTGGTGTAACTGGACAATTATTATTGTTTAATAGTGATTCATCACATTATTTGTCCATCAATACAACTGGTATCACTATTACTGATTTGGATGTACTTAATGGTGTTACTGGGTCACTACACGGAACTAGTAGTTGGGCACAAAACGCAATTAGTTCATCATATGCAGCAACAGCTTCCTATGCATTAAACGCAGGAGCTGGTGCAGGATTTCCATTTAGTGGGTCCGCAGTTATTACTGGTTCGTTATATGTTACTGGCAGTACTATCTCTGGTTCGTTTGTTGGTGACGGATCTGGTATTACTGGCATTAATGTTTCTACAGCCGTAGTCAGTGATGTATATAAGTTTGTAGGAAATGGGTCAACACAACTCTTTGTTCTTTCTCAAAGTTATCTAGGTAACAACGTACAAGTTAGTGTTGATGGTCTAGTCTTTACCCAAGGGGTAGACTACACATACACTACCGGCTCTATTACATTTGTTGTTGCACCACCATCATCCTCAAACGTATTAGTATCTGCGCTACTTAATAGTCAAGAAAATCTTAGCGGTTCATTCTCTGGGTCATTCATCGGTGATGGTCGTGGTATAACTAATCTTCCACTAGCAATCAATATTGAAACATATAGGTTTGATGGTGATGGAAGCACGGTCAATTATGTATTAAGTCATTCATATGGACCAAACTCACTCTTCGTAACCGTAGGTGGTGTTACATTCACCAGCCCAGATGACTTTACAATTAGTAACGACACAATAACATTTACAGAAGTTCCAGCATCTTCATCAAACATCTTAGTTCGAGCATTCCAATCGCAATCGTTCCTAGGAAGTTCGAGTTTTTCAACAACTTCATCGTATGCAATTTCTTCATCACATGCGGTCACCGCTTCCTACGCACTAAATGCTGGAGCTGGAGCAGGATTCCCATTCTCGGGCAGTGCAGTTATTACGGGTTCTCTTCTCGTATCACAAAGTGGTGTTACTATTACGGGGTCACTTGATGTTTCACAAGGTATCACGGGGTCATTATTTGGAACCAGTAGTTGGGCAACATCGGCATCAAGTGCAATTACCGCTTCATACGCATTAGTTGCGGCAAGTGGTGGGTTCCCGTATAGTGGGTCAGCCGTTATTACTGGTTCACTTCTAGTATCACAAAGTGGAGTTACGGTTAGTGGGTCAGTCAATGTAACGAATGGTATCACTGGGTCGTTTAGTGGGTCTGGTGCTGGATTAACTGACCTTCGTAGTTCACTTGCACTTGACACATATAGCTTTGTTGGTGATGGTACAACAATTAATTATGTATTGTCACAATCATATACACCAAATTCATTATTGGTATCGGTAGAAGGTATTAACTATTCTTACATTGAAGATTTTACACTATCCAGTAATACGTTAACGTTTGTTGTTGCCCCACCAACTCAATCAAATATATCTGTTCGAGCACTGCTCTCAGTTAGTTCTGGGTCATATATCAACTATACAGGGTCCTTCATCGGTGACGGGTATGGATTAGATAATCTCCGTGGGTCACTCGCAATAGATGAATATATATTTGTTGGTAATGGTGCTACAACCTCCTATGTCTTATCATCATCGTATGCACCACCATCACTTAATGTGACCGTGGGTGGATTACGATATGTCAGTCCAAACGATTATACGGTCACGGGTAGTACGATTAACTTCACCCAAGCACCAACTTCAGAATCACTCATTGTCTTTGATGGATTTGTCGTAGTCAGTTCTGGGTCGGTGGGAACCTTTAGTGGGTCATTCCTTGGAAACGCAACAACCGCAACATCCGCATCATTCGCAACCACCGCAAGTTTTGCAAGTAATGTTCTAAAGACGAAAGCAGGGTCAATTCCATCGGCATCATTCGGTGGCACACCATATACAGCAAGTGTGACGTTTGGTACGGCATTCGGTAATACTAATTATTCAATAGCAGTCACGGGTGAAGATGCAAGAATATTCACTGTAGAAAGTAAGACCGCAAGTGGATTCGTGGTCAATACCAATAGTAATACGGCATTAACAGGTACCACCTATTGGACCTGTACGGCATTTGGGGAAAACTAACCTATGACAATATTTTCAATTAATTCTGGAAGTTTCGGTGATGTGACCGTCACAGGTATCGTGTCTGCCTCCACCCTTAAAGGTGATGGAAGTCAGATTACGAGTGTGTCATATGATAACATCGCAAGTAAACCCACCTTAATTTCTAGTTCTACCCAAGTGACTTCGTTGTTACCCACGGGAAGTATTAGTAGTTCGGCACAAATTAATTATCCTGACATCAGTAATATTCCCGCAAATATCGTCAGTAGTAGTAGTCAAGTCACCGCACTCTTACCTGCAAATACCGTATCCAGTAGTGGTCAGATATCGCTTAGTGGTATCAGTGGAACTACTTTCTCTAATAATGATTTTAACTTTCCACTAAATGTCACGGTTAATGGATTATTGACTGCGACCTCACAATCTATTATCTACATTACTTCTTCTCAATTAAATGTTGGATCGAACGATATTATCCTTAATACCACCGAACAATTGAGATTCGGTGGACTGACCATATTTGATTCTGGATCTGCAAATCAATCGGGGTCACTATTCTGGGATAGTTTACATAACGTCTGGTTATATGTTCACGCAGGAACCTCAAATACCAGTAGTATTGTTATCACCGGACCAGAAAATACTGGAGTATTGGGTAGTGAACAATTCTTAACACCAAACCGTGTTCCGAAGTCGGGTCTAATTGGTGACCACATTGTAGATTCACAAATTAGTGATAATGGTACTACCGTAGGCATAAGTGGTAATTTATCTGTTACTGGTAGCCTAACGATAGCAACAAATGCATTATTTGTCAGTAGTTCTGGTAATGTGGGTATTGGTACAGTTACTCCACAATCACGACTGGATGTATATGGTAATGACGGAAATATTGCTAAATTTTCATATGCAGTTGCAGATGCTACCTTAGATATTACGGCACCAACAGTTAACGTAGTTAGTGTAAATGCCGCCGCTGGTGATGCATTACGATTGGGTGCAAGTGGGTCAAGTGTTATCAATATTACTTCAACGGGAAGAGTGGGTATCGGAACTACCAATCCAGAAGCATTGTTAGAAATAAGATATGACAGTAATACAGACTCTAGATTGGTTATAAAGAATGTAAATGCAGGTTCATCGGCCACCGCAAATCTTCAATTATTAGCTGATGGTGCTGGTGGCGGACTGGTTACGACAAGCACAACATATAGTGCATCAGGATTAATAGCATCCGATGCAGTTTACTTATATGCATCTGCTAACGCAAGTAATGGACTTCGTATTAATACGGAAACAACCGCTCCAATTTTATTGGGAACAAATAATGTTGAACGCATGCGTATTGACCCATCTGGGTATGTGTTAATTAACGCAACTTCATCCATAGGTACGGGGGATTCACGATTACAAATAGGTAATGGAACAAGTGGAACAAACACACAATTACTTCTTAAAACCACTGCTGGACATACAGCGTTATATAGCACCATCAGTTCTAATTCATATTTAACCTGGGCAAGTGGAGGATTTTTTGCTTTTGGGATAGCCCCAGCAGATGGTTCTACATTTACCGAATATATGCGAATTGGGTCATCTGGACATGTTGGTATCGGAACTACAAATCCAGGATTTGCACTTCATGTTGATGCAAATACTGTAGGATCTACAGTATACACTGGCACGTTCCGTAATACAAATACAGCCACAGATGTATACAATGTAATTTTATGGATTCAAGGAGCATCAGGTTCAGCTACAGGAATGATTGGAACAGGTGGAAGCACAACAAACAACACAAATTTTAGAAATACCTTCGTTGTAGGAACACAATCTGCACATTCTCTTGTATTGGCAACCAGTGATACAGGTCGTGTATGGATTAATTCAGCGGGTAATGTGGGTATAGGAACCACAAATCCGCAAGATGCACTCGATGTAAACGGGTCAATAAGATTTCGAGCCAATACTCCGAGCTTTACTGCTGTGGCGGACAATGCTGTATTGGATTATGTACCGACTTCTATTTTCCCATCTGATCCGTGTGTACGACTAGCGGCAATAGGTACGGCTTCGGTTGGTGCAGCAATCAGATTTATTACTGGCACATCTGTAAGTCTGGGGGAAAAAATGCGAATCCTTACTGGCGGCAACGTTGGTATCGGAACCACAAATCCCACCACATTGTTACATGCGTATAGTGATACAGGAACTACCGTATTAATTCGTGGAGCTAATGGCAATCTTGCATCAACTTTAGGATTTAACCACGGCGGCGGCGGAGGCAGAACTGCTGTTAATGGACAATGGAACATTTCGTTTGGTTCAGCTGAAACGGATTTTGGGTTTACTCCAAATTTAGGCGGAGGACTTGCATTTTGGCATCAAGATGGTGGAACAGTAAATGACGTAATGCGTATAAAAACAAATAAAGATGTTTTGTTTGCAGGTAACGTCGGTATTGGTACCACATCTCCGAGTGCGCCGGTCCACGTTATATCCGCAAATAACGAAATTATGCGGTTGCAGACATCGGACAACACAACGGGTGGTATATATTTTACGTTCTTTGATTCTGCAAACACGGAAAAGGGGTACATCGGATATGGCTCTACTGGAAACGATGAGTTCTTTTTTGTTAATAGAGAAAACGCTGCGTTTTCCTTTTACAACAACAATAACGAACGCGTTCGCATCGCGGCGACAGGCGAGTTGCTGACAGGCGGCAAGACCACGGTAACAGCCAACGGTGGCGATGTGCAAGTGTCGAGCGGCATCACCTTCCCCGCAACCCAAGTCGCCAAGTCCGACGCCAATACACTTGACGATTACGAGGAAGGAACTTGGACACCTCAAATTGGTGGAGGAAGTAGTGGAACAAAAACTGCTGCAGCAGGTAATAATGGGAATTATACAAAAATTGGTAGACAAGTATTTTGTCATGGGACACTTGCCTGGGATGGAGGAGATAGTTTGTCTGGAACCGTTGTTATAAAAAATCTTCCATTTACTTCTGGCGGTGGGCGCGCAGGAGGAGTTGCAGGAGTAATATCAAGTGGAATCACCATAGATTCCCCATACACTTATCTTCAAATTGTAGTCGATCCAGGTAACAATTTTGCATACATAATTCAAGGTAGCTCAACAGGGTATAGTCACAACCCAACCGTAGGAAATTCTGGTACAGTATACGGATTTGCGTTTTCGTATATAGTGTAATTATTTGCATCGGATGATGTAAATGGACAGTCCTTTAACCAACAGGAGATAAACAATGGCAACATTTAGTGAAACAGTTTTTATTAGTGAATTTAATATACTACCTTCGGGAAATATTGGTGTAAGAAAGACCACCGAAATCAGTAAAGATGACGTAGTAATCAGTCAAACTTACTGGCGATGTGTGTTGGCACCTCATGCTCCAAACGCAACCGAAGTCTTGGGTGATGAACCCTATTACCTCAATCTTGCGCAAGAAGCATGGAAGGATATTGTGGTCACTCCTACAACATAAAACTATTTATATACTACCTAACCCTCTAGACACCCTATTTGCACTATGACACTACAAACCAAACTCCCAGGCTCGTTAATTCAAAGTGGTAGTGTACCTG